GCAGGCCAGAGGCTAAGGAACAGGAAACCAGACGATACATGCGAATCTTTTGCAAAGATGGAGTATGGGGAGAACTGTATATGAGGGAGAATTTGAAGAAAGCCCGCAAGAATGCGGGCATGACACAGAAAGAAGTTGCAGGATATTTAGGCATTAGCGAAAGATATTACCGCTCAATTGAACTAGGGGAGAGGAAAGGAGACTTTGAAATATGGGATTCTATTGAGGATTTATTTGGAATCCATCAAAGAATCCTTCGGAAACTCTCTTCCAACTAATTCGTCAAGAGAAACATTAAAATGGTCTGCTAGTTTGATTAGTATAGATAAATTTGGTTCTCTAGAACCTAATTCATAATTCCTGTACCCCCTTACAGTGATGCCCAGAAATTCAGCCATTTGTGTTTGAGTACATCCTAACATAAGCCGTAGTTTTTTTAACCTTTTAGAAAAATCCATAAAACCTCCATAAGTTCTATTGACAGGAACAAAATGTTCCTCTATAATAGGGCTCAACAAAGAGGAACATTTTGTTCCTTATGCAAATAGTATCAAGTTATTATACTACATCTAGGAGGTGTAACCAATGCTGTCAGAAAAGGTGCAGGATTTAGAGCAGGAGAATCATGAGTTGAAAGAACGCCTCAGGGCACTGGAAGAGATGTATGGGGACAGGGGTAAGCTGCCGAAGGACTGCAGGCATTGCAGGAATTTTTCGCAGCATTATATCAGATGCGGGACAAGTTACTATCCTACGTATGATGGGCATTGTACAGCGGGTCAGAGGCTAAGGAACAGGAAACCAGACGATACATGCGAATCTTTTGCAAAGATGGAGTACGGGGAGAACTGCATATAACATAGGTAAAACGTTGTAGGAAAAATAACGAAGGAGGGTTCATTATGGAGATTGTTGAAGGGAATGTTCCACTCCCTGTGGCAGCCAAAGTATTAGGCATATCAGTGCCTTCTGTAGCTGGGGGGCTGATTGCTGGTGCACTGCCGATAGGGTCAGCGTGGAAAAATGAAGAGGGGAATGATAAGAACATGTATCATATCAGCCCGAAGAAACTGGCGGATTATGAAGGGTATTCCAAGGAAGAAATCCTTGAACTCATTGACAGGCATAAAAAAGGGGCTCTCTGACAGGGCAGGTGCTGCCGGAAAATACATATATGGAAGGGAGTGGTGAAGATGGACCATGCAATCGAGCCATTAACAGAATATGCACAGATTGAAGCAATGGACTTGAAACAGGAATATGCTTCCGGGGAATACGGGAGCGTGGAGGAATGCCCAAGCTATGGGAAGATAAAGGCATATGCAGATGCCATCAATATATTGCTGGAGTACTATGCGCCGGACTGGGGGCGTAAAACCCCGGAGGGGCTTGCAGGGATTGGCAGCTAGACAGAAGAGGGGCAGAAGTAGGAAATTTGCTGTGCTACCGGCATGACGGGCAGACTACTCCCTCTATTATAGCCCCCATCAGCCTGCAGGGCTGTGAGGGGGAACTGCCGGGCAGGGTCAGAGCTGTCTGGCGGCCTCGGCTGAGCATATGCAGCCGCATCCTTTACATAATAAAGAATAAGAGTTTTCATTTCAGCATATGCAGCAGGCACAGGCTGACTGTGCAGCCCCGGACGCATCTTCATCCCTGAGTGCGTGCGGACAAGCCCCCAGTATTTCCAGAGCCGGTGTGCTGGGGGCTGTTAATAAAACAAAACGGGGGCACAACATAGTGGTGTTGCGCCCCCAGCCTAAAGGCCTGTATCAAAGAACTGGCATTATTATAACAGGTAAATGGTTTGCACGTCAAACCGCAGTTTATAAAGCAGATGCCCGGCACGGCACCTGCAGGGGAGGATATAGGCATATGGAGCAGGGACAGGATAACAAGTACCATGTAAGCGACCCATTTTTTGTGGTGGAATGCAGGGCATGTGGCAAAGGGTACTGGAGCACCAGAAGGGTAAACAGAAAATGTGCAAAGTGCGGCAGCGAGGATGTAACCACGCGCTTGCCGGAAAGAAGGAAGGAGGCTGGCAACGGTGAATAAGATGGAGGAGCTGGAGATCTGCAGGCTGTACCGGGAAGCAAAGTACCAGAAGATGCAGGAGCGCATCCTTGCGGATATGTACCTGTGTACAGTTGCGGATATTAAGGAAATACTGGAACGCAATGGTGTTTATAACCAGGACGGGAAGGTAAAGGGGGCACGGAATGTAAAGGGCAGGCCGAGGGGCAGCCATTTCACCAAAAGGAAAGTAGCGGTATAGCAGGGATAACCGGAAGGGAGTGGTTTGCCAATGAGTGATAAAGGCGGCTGGATAAAACTCCACCGAAAAATCAGGGATTGCTTTCTCTGGAATGATAAACCATATGACAAAGCAAGGGCATGGATTGACCTGCTGTTGTCCGCCATGCACAATGATAAAAAAATGCTTATTGATGGAAAGGCAGTTATTATTAGGCAGGGCTCATTCATGACAAGCATTATAAAATTAGCGGATAAATGGGGATGGAATCAGAAAACAGTCCGTTCATATTTAAAAATGTTAGAAAACGAGCAAATGGTAACAACCAACAGGACATCAAAGGGGACAACTGTAACCATTGTAAATTATGGGAGATATCAACTTGACGGGACAACCGAACGGACAACAGATAGGACAACCGAACGGACAACAGATGGGACAACAGATGGGACAACAGAGCGGACAACAGAAGGGATACAAAAGAAGAATATAAAGAATGATAAAGAATGTAAAAGAAATATATATACATGTGCGTTTGAGGATTTTTGGGAAGTATATCCGAGAAAAAAGGACAAGGGCAACGCATTTAAAAAGTTCAATGCAAGGCTTAATTCCGGTTTTTCAGAGGTAGAGCTTATCGAAGCTGCTAAAAAATATGCTGACGAATGTGCCAAAAACCACACAGAAGAAAGGTACATAAAGCACCCATCAACATTTCTGTCTGACAGCACGCCGTTTGTTGATTACCTGAAAAAAAATAGCGAAGGGGATGATGGAACTGGACGCAATGGAAGAAATGATAAGGCAAATATCAACGACCCATACGCGGACGAGCTTGAACGGTTGCTCAACGGACAATAAAGCCTGCCCTATATGCAATGATAGTGGCTGGGAGGAATGCAGCAAAGATGGATATGAATATTACAGGGAATGCAGATGTGGAATCCGCCAAAGGCAGATTACAAAAAACAGGCTTTCATTTGCTAACATTCCAGAATCGTTTAAAGAAATACGTTTAGACAGCTTTAATACAAAAGTTTATCAAGACATCAAAAGCCGAAACAAGTCAGAAACTGCAGTTAATGCTGTTAATTATTGGATAAAAAATTTTAATGATATGGCTAAACGGGGAATGGGGTTATATTTGTATTCTGAGACCAAAGGCAGCGGAAAAACCAGGATGGCAGCAAGCATAGCAAATGAGTTGATATATGAAAAAAATATACAGGTTAAATTTGCTACATCTTTGCAAATTTTAAATGAGATTAAGGCGAGCTGGGATAGAAGAAATGGCCAAAATACGGAATGTACGGAAAGTAATTTGCTAAATTTTTTGTCAACAACAAAGGTTTTGATTATTGATGACTTTGGGACAGAACAAGCAAAAGATTGGATAGGTGAACGCTTTTACCAGATAATCAACAATCGGTATGTGGATAAAAAAATAACGATTTTTACAAGCAATTCAAAGTTAGATTTGTTGAGCTATGACGACCGTATAACAAACAGGATTAAGGAGCGGGTATTCCAGATACCTTTTCCGGAAGAAAGCGTGAGAGAAATTATTTCAAAACAGAATATTAAAGAATTGGTAAAAGGGATTAAAGACATAAAAGGGGATTCTGCATGAAAACAGATAATGAAAGAGCTTCGGTTTATCCTTTTCTGCCTGTTTCATAAAAATTACCCACATTTCAGTTTTAAAGTTATTGCAACCAGAAAACAGAATAATATGCGGAAGGAGCCGGGGGTTATCAGCAGAAAATACCGGGTTATTAAAAATGGACAAAGAGAGCAAAGCAATCGGGCGGATAAAAATGGCCAGCGAAATGTCATTAAGTTATTATGGAAAGCCTTTAATATGCACCTATTCCGGCGGGAAGGACAGCGATGTCATGTTGGAGCTTTTCAAACGCTCCGGCGTGCCGTTTGAAGTGCTCCACAGCCACACGACGGCAGACGCTCCGCAGACAGTATACCACGTAAGGGAAATGTTCCGCAGGCTGGAGCAGGAGGGGGTGCGGTGCAGCATTGATTACCATGTGCAGCCGGACGGCAGCAGGGTAACCATGTGGGGCCTGATCGTTAAAAAGTTAATGCCGCCGACAAGGTTTATGAGGTACTGCTGCAGCGTGCTGAAAGAATCCGGCACCCGGGGCCGCATGGCAGCGACCGGGGTGCGGTGGGGTGAAAGCAATATGAGGAAAAACAGGGAAAGCTTTGAAGCGGTTATGCCGAAGAAAAAAGATGCCATCCGTATATCAGATGAAAAAATGCTCCTGACGGACAATGGCAGTACAAGGCGGCTTTTTGAGCGGTGCGAAATAAAAGCGGAAACTCTGGTAAACCCAATCATAGACTGGGCAGACAGCGAGGTATGGGATTTCTACCGCAGCGAGTGCCCCTGCCATAACCCGCTTTACAGCATGGGCTACACAAGGGTCGGCTGCATCGGCTGCCCGATGGCAGGCAGGGCAAGGTGGAAAGAGTTCGCGGATTTCCCTAAGTATAAAGCCATGTACATTGCGGCATTTGGCAGGATGCTGCAGGCAAGGGAGGAAAAAGGGCTTGCATACAGGAATGACGTTTACAAAAACTGGAAGTCCGGCGGGGATGTATTCCTCTGGTGGATGCGGGATGAAAATGTGGAAGGCCAGATGGAAATGGTGTTTGACGTGGCGGAAGGGGCAGGGATAGCGGACAGGAGGGAAATTATAGGGAGGGTTGGCTAGGGATGAAAAAGATATTAAAATATCCCGGCAGCAAATGGAACATAGCAGCCCGGATTGTGGATTTGATGCCAAGGCATCATTCCTATGTGGAGCCGTTCTTTGGGAGCGGGGCTGTGCTATTCAATAAAGCCCCCTCTGATATTGAGACGGTGAATGATTTGGATTCTGATGTGGTGAACCTGTTCCGGTGCATACAGGAGGACCCGGAGAGGCTGGCATGGCTCCTTATGACAACGCCGTTCAGCAGGGAAGTATACGATTCACAGTTTACAGGCTGCATGGAAGGACAGGAAGATCCTTACATGGGGGCAGCAGGGTTCCTCGTGCGCTGCTGGCAGGGGCATGGGTTCCGGACAGCAGGCGGGAAGGTCGGATGGAAGAATGATATCGTTGGCAGGGAAAAGGCATATGCACTCCGGGACTGGTGCCGCCTGCCGGGATGGGTTATTGAAATTGCCGGGCGGCTGCGGATGGTGCAGATTGAGAACCGCCCGGCGCTGGAAGTGATAAAACGGTTTGACCATCCGGGGGTGTTCCAGTACTGGGACCCTCCGTACCTGCTGGGTACCAGAAACAGAAAGCAGTATAAGCATGAGATGTCAGACGGGGATAATGAAGAGCTGTTAAGGGCAGCAGTGGCCAGCAGCGCAAAAATAATGATATCCGGCTATGAATCAGAAATGTACAATGACTATCTGCAGGGCTGGCATAAAAAATATTTTAAAAGCTGTGCGGAGCAGGGCAGGCCGAGGACGGAAGTTGTCTGGATGAATTACCAGGCTGGGCAGATGGACATAAGGGATTTTATATAAGTTTTATATATAGGATGTATCTGGATGACTGGGGGCAAGGTTATGAAATTCTTGGACTTTTTTGCAGGGGTTGGAGGCTTCCGGCGTGGAATGGAACTGGCAGGGCACACATGTGCCGGGTTCTGTGAACTGGATAAATTTGCAGCGGCGTCTTATATCTCCATGCACCTGATAACAGAGGGGCAGAGGGAGGGGCTGTCAAAACTGCCGCTGCGGAAGCGCCAGAAGGAAATATTGAAGGAGGGATACAGGAATGGGGAATGGTACGCAGATGACATCAGGGGTGTGGATGCCGGAAGCCTGCCCGACGCAGGATGCTGGTGTTTCGGGGCACCCTGCCAGGACTTCTCCGCTGCAGGGCAGCGGAAAGGGCTTAGGGGGGGCAGAAGCATCCTTGTACGGGAAATTTTTAGACTGCTGGAAGAACAAAAAGAAGAAAGCAGACCCGAGTGGCTTATCTATGAAAACGTTAAGGGAATGCTTTCTAGCAACAGAGGACTCGACTATCTGTCAATCCTCTCTGAAATGGACAGGCTCGGGTACGATATCGAATGGCAGAATATCAACAGTGCATGGTTCGTCCCGCAAAACAGGGAGCGGATATACACTGTCGGGCATCTTAGAAGAAAAGGTGCCAGAAAAATATTACCTATCGAAGGAACAGATAGAGGCAACCGTATTCTGCAGATAGGAAATTACCTCCCCACATCCACAAGGGGGAATCCAAACCAGGGGCGGATATATGATACTGGCGGGGCAGCCCCGCGCCTTAATAAGATGGAAGGCGGCGGCAGGGAACCGTGTATTGCCGTGAAATGTTTTATGGACATAAATTATGGTGCAGGGGTAAACATTACCGGAAACGCAAGGGCCATAGAGGGCAGGTACTGCAAAGGGGTGGGCAGCCGGCCCCGGGAAACTTCCGGTGTCGGGACCCTGTTCCACGGGGATATACTGCATGCCGGAAAGAATTACAACCAGAGGAAGACAGTCCATTTCCCGGGCGGGATATCCAGGACGCTGGTAAGCAATGGGCACTCAGGGAATGAACCCAAAATAGCAGTGCCGGTCCTTACGCCCGGATGGGCAGAAAAGCGGCAGAATGGAAGGCGGCTTAAAGAAAATGGCGAGCCTATGTTTACACTGACGGGCCAGGACAGGCATGGGGTAGCTGTTGATATCCCGGCACCTGCAGGTAACCCGGAAAATGGCGCTTACATACAATTATCAGAAGGCTTGGCCGTATATGCAGCATGGTACGAGAAATACCAATGTTACATAGCAGTACGGAAACTGACACCAAAAGAATGTTTCCGCTTGCAGGGATGGGAAGATTTATATTTTGAAAGGGCGGCATTTGTAAACAGCGACACCCAGCTGTACAAGCAGGCGGGCAATGGGGTGACGGTGCCTGTTGTAAGGGAAATAGCAGAAAAATTATAAAATCATTGGCAGGTGCTCCTTTCTGGGTGGTAATAAGATTATAAGAAAATATGTTCGGACAATCAACAGACAATATATGGAAAAAGGGAATATAAAAATAAAGGAAGCCCTGCAGGGGCAGAAGACGGAGGCTTAAAAGATGGATATAAAAGAATTTGCAAAGTCAATCAGCGGAAAAAAATATGGTTATCCGCAGTTTACCAAAGAAGAAATCGAAACAGCGAAAGAAAACGGATTTGTAATTGTCTACGGTGCATCTGATGACCTTATGGAATTTGATGGTGCAATCCGTGAAGAAATCGGCTGTTATGGGGGCGGTGCTGCATGGGTTAAAGGGGAAAGGGTTTCTGACGCCCCTATAGCCGTCGGTGAGAAAACTATCAAGGCTATCTGGTGCGGTGGAGAAAAGGACGCTGACGGACAGGAAATCACATGGGCGTACGAAACCGGGATACCGCACGAAACATTTATGGTTTATGAGGACGGAGAGCCTTATTGCAGGGGGATTGTTTTCAGCATCAATGATGTGGCATAGCCAGAGGGCAGCATGCCCATGCCTATATAATCAACGGACAATATATGGAAAAAGGAGGCGGTGGGGATGGCAAAGGCATATATCCCGGCCGATGTCGGCCCGGGGTGGTGGAGGGACATCCCGGGGTACGGGGGGAAGTACCGGGCAAGCAGGGCAGGGGATATCCAGAGGGTGTTCCCGGATGGGCGTGTCCGGGACATGACGCCATACAGGAAGCAGGGCAGGGCCCCAAGGGACAGGCTGTTCGTAAAATTAACGGCAGATGGGAAAGCGAAGGACGTTGCAGTGCTCAAGGTTATGGCCGAGACATGGCATGGCAGCCGGGGCAGGAGCCTTGTGCCGTACCATAAAAACGGGATTGTGTCAGATAACCGGGCAGACAACATAGGCTTTGCCAGCAGCAGGGAATTAGGGAAAATGACAGGGCATATGTCCGGGCGGAGGAAAAGCGTGTTCAAGGTGGCGGAGGGCGGGGAGGAAGTCGAAGTTTACCGCTCCGCAAGGGAAGCGGCAAGGCAGAACCACATGAGCTACCAGGCAGTGCTTGACCGCTGCCATGGCAAAGTAAAGAAACCGTTTGCATCGGACGGCTTTACATACCAGTTTGAAAAATAAGGGGGAAGCATATGACAAACAGGGAAGTGCTGATAAAAAGCCTGCAGGATAAAGAGGCAGATATATGCACAGTAGGTTACATAGCATGCCCATCCAGCCCCGGATGTAAATATGACGGCAGCAGTGGCCACAGTGCATGCGACGAATGCAAAATGGAATGGATGGATAAGGAATGGGAGGATTGACTATGGCTTGCACATACGGGATAGAGCAGCCCTGCGACGAATGCAGGATGTGCATGGAAGGAAACTACAAGGAAAAACATAGGAAAATAACTAATGCAGAAAAAATCAGAAGTATGGGCAATGAAGAACTGGCAGCCTTCCTGTGCAGGGTTAAAGAAGATTATCAATGGACAGAACAGGAATTTCCAAGTGGGGATGCCTGCGGGGACTGGGAGGGATGGCTGGGGAGTGAGGTAACAGAATAAGTGGATTTTTTACAGTTTGTTTGATAAGGAGTTAAGGAGGATAGGGAAGTGACAAATCCAGAGGAAACAAGGCGGATAAAAGCAATGAATTTGCGGTATAAAAAGCCGATTGCAAAAGGACTGAATCTTGATGATATAAGAAATTCATTATGGGATATATCAGAAGCATGCGGAGATGTGCAGTATTATATTGACAGCGATGATGAAACACTTCTTAATGCGCTTGACGGTGATGAAGATGATGCGTATGAATTTAAGATGATGTTTTCGACCTTATCCGCAGAATGCGAGCAAATGCAATATGATTTAGGCAATGAATACATTCCAGAATATTTTGATTTATTCTTCGCGGCAGTCAATAAGGGCGGAGAAATGCTTGGATTTGATACATACGAGGGCGATTATTACGGTTTGGGAAGTTTTGAAAGTACATATGCAAACGAAGAGGCTGTAAAGAAAATTAAAGTTCTCACGAAAGACAAGATGATTGAAACAATGCAGTGCTGTTTTAGAGTTTATCAAGCGTATATTGGACTTACTTACAGATACGATTGTATAAAATCCGCTATGGATATTTTACGAAGTGAAAATACGAGTTATCTAAAAATGATAAAAGAAATTGAGGAATTATATGAAAATGCAGATGGAGAAACAGAGGGATTTAAGTATTGTTGGAATGGAAGCACACTAAAGAAACTTGATAGGCTCTTGGAAAATGTACCACAAGAAGCATGGATACAATAAATAACTTGGTACAACTCCCCCTCAAATCTCCTGTACAATAGAATTAGGGGATTTAGGGGGATTGTGGAAGAAAAGGAAGAATGAGAAAAGTTATATTTTATCTTGGAACTGGATTTGCAAATGTAAAATATGAGGAAATCATGGAATTTGAAGATGGAACGACGGACGAGGAAATATCTGAAATTTTCCATGATTGGTATGAGGAAAAGCTAGATGCTTCATGGTGGGATATTAAAGAATGAAATCGGTGAGTGTATGGGCGGTGAAGTAAAGAAAGTGAGGTATTGGAATGAGCAGGATACTGCCAATATTATTTAATACAGGAATGGTACAGGCAATACTGGACGGCAGGAAGAAAGAGACAAGGCGTGCGATGAAGCCGCAGCCATTATTTTATACTGGCAGGAAATACATATTTGATGATAAGGAAGTACCGAAACAATGGGAAGACTGCAGCGATATCATCGGGACATACCAGTACCAGCCGGGGGATATATTGTATGTCAGGGAAACATGGTGCAGGGGAAGCTTAGACTATCAGGAGGAAAAGTATTACTACAGGGCAGATGGCAATAATTTCCATTGCCGCTGGCATCCCTCTATCCATATGCCGAGGGCAGCAGCGCGCATTTGGTTAAAAGTAAAGGATGTAAGGGTGGAACGGCTGCAGGATATTACTGAAAAGCAGGCACAAATGGAAGGGGCAGTACGGTGCTATGAGGAAAAACGCCCAGATGAAGATGGGCCGGTAATATATCAGTCAGAGGATGGAGGAGGATATTATACACTTGGTTTTAAAGCTGTATGGGATTCCACCATAAAAAAGCCAGACCGAAGTAAGTTTGGCTGGGACGCTAACCCATGGGTATGGGTTATAGAATTTGGGCGGTGCGGCAAGCCAGAGGGAGGGGAATGTAAATGCTGATATTGAAAATTAAAAATAAGGTTATAAACAGGATAGGGTGTATTGTAGCAAGATGGATTTTGCATAACTGTGCTGATGGACTGGTTATACGGCAGAAAGGCGGCGCAGAGCAGATTATAAAAGTGTTCGGGGGAGCGGCATACAGGAATGTAATAAGGCCTGCCATACACAAAGCCACAGAAGTAATAAAGGTAGGTGACGTAGTTACAGACAATGGCTACCATGGAGAAGTTGTCGTAACTAACATTTATTATGATAAGTTTAGGGGATATTATTTAACAGATGGCGTTACTGTATCAGGGCTGGTCCTGAAAGACTTCAAAAAGATAGTCGGGCATGTTGATGTAAAGATAAAAGAAACAGGGAGGGGCAGCAGGCATGGGAAATGATTTAATCAGAAGGAAGGATGTAGCAGAGTTTATGTTTGCAAACAGGTATTGCACAAGTATAGATAATGCATACGGCCAGCTAAAAAACATTCCGGCTGCCTACGATGTGGATAAAGTTTTAGGGCAGCTTGAAATCCTGCTGGAAAAAGAAACTGCCCTGATATACAGGCACGTGTCGGATGCGTCGTACATGGCAGCGATTATCGGGCATACCATGCTGGTGGATGCCATAGAAGTTGTCAGGACTGGCGGCACAGGCATTAAAATTGCCAAGTCTGGCGGAGTTGCGGATGAATAGATTGGAGGGTGCAAAATAAAAGAACGAATTTATATCAGCGGAGCAATTACGGGAACTTTTGACTACATAGACCGTTTCGCAAAAGCACAGAAAAGATTGGAGGAACAAGGGTATTCGGTTATCAATCCTGTGTCAGTTAATTCTGCTATGCCAAACGATACCTCATATGAGGAATATATGGAAATGGCGTTTACCATGCTTGGTATGTGCGGCAGCATTTATATGTTGAGCGGCTGGGAAAAATCATGTGGCGCTAACCGTGAATATGGCTATGCATTGGCAAAAGACAAGATTATAATTATGGAGGAAGCGGAATGACGGATAGATTAACAATGACAAGCGATAAAGGTGGTGTTGCTTTTACATTTGATTTAGACATTACTTGTGAGAAAAGCGAAATTATGAAGATTTTGAAGGTTGCAGAGAAATTAAAGGCATATGAGGAAATCGGTACAGTCGAGGAGTGCCGGGAGGCAAGGGAAAGGCAGGGGGAGAAGAAACCAGCCAAAGACGAGTATAATCACGATTGCTGCCCAAATTGCGGCTGGATTGTCTGTCAAGATGAATATGGCGGCAGATACTTGCCGCATTGTGAAAATTGTGGACAGGCAATAGATTGGAGTGGCATAGAGTGACAGGACAGGAATTAAAAGAATGTATCGCAGAAATAAAGAACAGTACAGTACCGGAGCAGTCAAAGAAAAAAATCGTAAACCTCCTGTATGGCCAGATGTATACAAACGGCTGGATTCCGTGCAGGGACAAGAACCCGGAAGAGGGGATAAACCCTGTCACACAGGATTTTTACGGATATCAGGTGACATTCCAGAGTGGGGATGTGACAGACATCCGCCATTATAAGTTCGGGAACGGCCACTGGTGGAATGGCGGGGAAAATATGGATGGGTATGTCGTTGCATGGCAGCCACGGCCGGAAGCATACCAATCGGACGGCAGCAGGGCAACAGGATAAACGGATGCATTTGGCAGCAGGATCTTAAAGGAGTAAAGCGGAGTGGAAAAGGAAATATTACAGAAATATTCTGACGCAGTGGCACGCATAAAAAGCCTGCGCGGAACCATAGGAAAACTGGATGGCAGGATAGCGAAGCTGGAGCATACAGACTACGGCTTTGTAGGCGATACCGTGACTAAGGGAAAAAGGGGGAGGAAACCGTTAGGCACGGCAAAGGTTACCGGGTTCCCGGTCCCGGAATATGAAGAAACGAAATACCAGTTAAAACTCCGGAAAGAAATCCTGCACAGGCAGGAAGAGGGCCTGCTCCATCTGACAAATGAAGTGGAAGAATACATAGCATCCGTCAGTGACATAGAAATGCAGAATATCCTCACCCTGTATTACATAGAGGATATGACATGGGTGCAGGTGGCGCATCGGATGAATGAGTTGTACGAAAAAAAGGCATACACTGAAAGCAGTTGCAGGCAGAAACATGACAGATTTATAGAAAAAACATAAAAAATTTTCAAAACGGCGGTTTTGGCGGTTTTTTTTTGCTAGAATATAAAATAAAAAAACTATCGCAAGATACAAAATTTCCCATATGCATAGTTTCCTCCTTAGGCACAGCCCGTTACGGGCTGTGTTTTTTGCGTGGGGATAGAGAAGGAGGGCAGTGAGAGAGTGAGGTGAGAAGGTGTGTGAATGAAGTGGAACCAATACGTGATAAAGGCATGGTACAGGACATAGGGGATTATCTGAGGGAACAGTCAGAGAGAAACTATATCCTTTTTCTGTTTGGCATCTATTCTGGGCTTCGCATCTCAGACATTTTAAAATTACGGGTAAGGGATGTCCGTGGAAAGAATAGGATTGTTTTGACAGAGAAGAAAACAGGGAAGGAAAGAAAATTTCCGCTGAACAAAGATTTAAGGATAAGTTTGGCAAAATATGTAATGCCAATGAAAGATTACGAATATTTATTCCGTTCAAGGCAGGGGTGCAACAGCCCGATATCAAGGCAGCAGGCGTGGAATATCTTGCGGAATGCAGGGCGGCATTTCGGCTTGGATGCTATTGGCACCCATACGTTAAGGAAAACATTTGGATACCATATGTACCAGAAAACTCACGATATCGTGATGATACAGCATATACTGAACCACGCTACACAGGAATATACCATGCGCTATATAGGGATTACGCGTGATGTGATGGATGATGCCATGAACAGCTTGAGCTACCGATGATTCCCGTGATATCGCTGTAAAAAGCGGAAGCGCAAAAAGCAGATAGCAGGCAGTTTGACATATTGCAACAGTGTCAAAGCAAAAAGAAAAAATAAAAAAGCTACATTATAATATCAGAAAATTTCGAGTTTGACAGAATATATAGATATGTCAAACTAACCAACGTAGCAGAAAGTACAGCAACAGGGCATAAATATGGACTACTGATTGGGGCAGCAATAAAAAGTCAGAGAATCAGGGCAGTAATACGCATGGTTACAAGGATAACAATAGGTTCTTTTGGTTACATAGGTTGCGTTGCGCCCCGTTGAAGCCCAGCAGAGCGCTAGTTTTTTATATGAAAATATGGAAGGTGCCATTTCCGGATGGGAGGTGATGATAGGTGGCAGATACACAGAATGCAGAGGAGCTTTTTGTTGTGACAGTCCCAGCAAAAGTCATGGCGGAAATTTTGGGCGTAGGGGACCGTCAGGTACGGAATCTGGCAGAGGAGGGGATTTTAGTAAGGAACAGCCATGGGAAGTACCTGTTCCTGCAGTCTGTCAAGAATTATATATTAAACTTGAAATTGGCAAAAGCAGGCGAAAAAATAGGATGCCAGCTTGACAAGGGTAATCTGGACTGGGAGCAGGAGAAGGCAAAACATGAGCATTTAAAATCTATGATAACAGAGATTAACCTGCAGCTTATTAAAGGGCAGGTGCACAAGTCTGAGGATGTGGGCAGGGTTATCACTGACATGTTCGCGAAATTCCGCTCAAAGATGCTGGCCCTTCCTGCAGGGATTGCGCCAAGGCTCTGGAAAAAGACAAAAGAGGAGATAACAGATGCCCTGAGGATAGGGATTGAAGATGCACTGAATGAGCTGGCGAATTACAACCCGGCAGATTATTATGCCAGGGAGCATGTAGAGTTTGACGAGGATGATCTTTTGGGATATGAGGAAATCAAGGAGATAGATTTGGATGGGAAGGAAGAATAAAGAAGTCAGCTGGCATACATTAAGTTTTATCTGTTCGCTGACAAAAATACTCCGGCCGGAGGAACATATGACAGTTGGCCAGTGGGCGGACAGGAATATGGTGCTGCCGGAGGGGTCGAATGCATCCGGAAGGTTTAGCACATCCAGCGTGCCATACCAGAAAGAAATCATGGACGCCATTACAGACCCATATATAACAAATGTTTCCGTCATGAGTTCTGCACAGGTTGGGAAAACTACTATTATCCTTTGCGGGATAGGCTACTATATAGACCATGAGCCGTCAACGCAGCTCCTTGTGCTGCCTACCCTTACTTTGGGTGAAAAGTTCTCTAAAACAAGGCTGGCCGCCATGATCCGTGACGTCCCGGCGCTCAGGGAAAAGATTGCACCGGCAAAGGCTAAGGATTCCGATAATACAATTTTGTTCAAAGGCTATCCGGGCGGGCATATTGTGGTAGCCGGGGCCAATTCTGCGGCGTCACTGTCTTCCATGCCTATCCGGGTGGTATGGATGGACGAGACAGACCGTTTCCCGGAGTCTGCCGGGACAGAGGGGAACCCGATAAAGCTTGCTGAGGCACGTTCTAAAACTTTTTGGAATAAGAAGCGGATCAAGACTTCTACCCCGACCGTGCATGGGAAGAGCAAGATAGAAGACGCATACAATGCAGGGACAGCCGAGGAATGGTGTGTGCAGTGCCCATGCTGCGGGGTATGGCAGCCCTATGAATTTAAAAGGGTGGTATTTTCCAATGTCTCCATGAAATGCATTAATTGCAAGGAGCAGATTCCGGAAATGGATTGGAAGGAATCACCGCATAAATGGATAGCAGGGCATCCGGAAAGGAGGCACCACAGGAGTTTCCATCTCAATGAAATGACTTCCCCATGGGTTTCATGGAAAGAGATTATACAAGATTTCAAAGATGCTAAGGCAAAACTGGATAAATACCATGACCCGAACGATTTAAAAACTTTCATCAATACGGTGCTTGGGGAAAGCTGGAAGGAGACAGAGTTAGACGAAGATGGCGTGGATGATAAAACGCTGGCAGCAAGGGCAGAGCATTACGAAGCGGACATCCCGGACGGCGTACTTCTCCTGACAGCTTCTGTTGATGTACAGGATAACCGTTTTGAAATAGAAGTCAGGGGCTGGGCAAGGGATTATGAAACATGGGGGATTTATAAAACAGAGATTTATGGCGATTTGGAAAAAAGAGAGGTATGGGATAAGTTAGAACAATACTTGGAGACAACATTTTATTTCAGGGATGGGAGGGAATTAAATGTTGCAGCAACAGCCATTGACACAGGGGGGCATTACACAAATGCAACATACAAATGGGTAAAATACATGAAGAAAAAAGGAAAACGTGTATATGGCGTCAAAGGTTATGCCCAGAAAGCGGATATTCCTTTGGTTTATAAGAGAACCAAGGTGGACATTAAGGAGGAAACGAAGAACGGGAAGGAGATTGTTGTGGACTCCACTGTAATACATATTCTTGGCGTAGATGCAGGGAAGGAGGACATCACAAAACGGCTTACCATAGAAAAACCGGGTGAGGGTTACTGCCACTTCCCATCCAATCCCGGCAGGGGGTATGACAAGGAATATTACGAGGGGCTTACCTCAGAACATAAGATAGACAAGGAAGTAAGGGGTGTCTTAAAAAAAGTGTGGGTAAAGAAAAGCGGCGTCAGGAATGAGCCGCTTGATTTATTTAACTATAATTATGCGGCATGTGAGATCCTGCGCCCGGTGTGGAGGGAGCTGGAAGCAAAAATAAACAGGGGGATTAATTACATGAAAGCGAAAAAATCTGCAAAAAGGAGAACCAGAAAATCACAGGATGGAATGGAGGTATAGCAATGTCAGGTCAGAGGCTTGAGATGAAAAAGGAGAGGCTTAAGCGGTATTACGATGCGGAGGAAAAAATCTTAAGGGGGCAGTCATATAAAATCGGCACAAGGGAACTGACAAGGGCAGACCTTGAAAGCGTGCAAGATAAAATCAAGGAACTTGAGGCAGAGGTGGACGCACTGGAAAAGCATGGGACATCAAAGAGGAGGAGTGCAAGGGTTGTCCCGCTTGGATAGGAGGGAGCTATGGGGCTGATAGAAAATATTATCACATCCGTAAGCCCTACTACGGCTCTGGAGCGTGCAAGGGCAAGGAATGCCATACTGCGCCTGGATGCTGAGAGGGATGTTCTGGAAGCAAAACGCCAGATGTTAGATAAAGCCATGGGGCCGGAATATGGCAGTGAGGTTACAAACAGCGGATATTCACATGGGGCTGCATCCAGAAGGAGGAGCTGGGCGAAACGGTACCATTCGGACAGCGGTTCTGCAAAAGAGGATATTGAAGAGAACCGGAAGCTGCTACGGGAGCGCAGCCGTGACTTAGCCATGAATGCGCCGCTTGCTTCTGCAGCGGTAAACAGCACAAGGACAAACTGTGTCGGTTCTGGGCTGGCACCAAAGCCAAAAATTGACTATGAATTCCTTGGCATAGGGCAGGAGGAAGCGGTCAGGCTCCAGAGGCTGATTAAGAAGGAGTTTGCAGTCTGGGCGGAATCGACACTGTGCGATAATAACGACCAGAATAATTTTTACGAACTGCAGCAAATCGCATTTAATGAATGGCTCCGGAATGGGGAAAGTTTTGTGTTAGTAAAATACGATGACAAGCTGCCTTATATGCCATACCAGCTCCGATTGAAACTCGTGGAAGCAGACAGGGTATGCACGAAGGGCAGCCTTGACGGCGAGTATGACGGGTATGACAGGCAGGAAAAAAACGGCAATACGGTAATGAATGGCGTGGAGGTTGATAAAAAAGGGAAAGTTGTAGCTTACCATATTGTAAACATATTTCCCGGGGAATATGGCAGCGTAAAACGGGAATGGAAGAGGGTAAAAAAAAGGGGGGAAGTAACAGGGAACCCTAATATACTCCATGTGTTTAATGCAGAGCGTGCAGACCAGTACAGGGGCGTCCCTTTTCTGGCGCCGGTCGTGCAGACAATCAAGCAGCTTACCAGATATACGGAGTCAGAAATTATGGCAGCAGTCATTAACGCCATGTTCGCATTGTTCATCACAACGGAAACAGGGAATGACATGGGAGGCTTCGCAGGGGAAGGCGAGGAACCGGAAGGGACAGCGGATGCTTCTGAGGAAAATGAGGATGATGAGATAAAAATTGGCGCAGGGACAGTTAATTTCCTGAAAGAAGGGGAAGGCGTGCATACAGTAGAGTCAGCACACCCTTCCGGGGATTACGGCACATTCATATCATCCATGGCGACACAGATAGGCGCAGCGCTAGAAATTGCGCCGGAAGTGCTCTTGAAGAAATTCGGCAATAATTTTTCTGCTTCGAAAGGGGCGTTAAATGAAACATGGAAAGCATTCCGGATGCGCCGGAAATGGTTTGTGGACGATTTCTGCCAGGAAGTCTACGAACTTTGGTTTAATGAGGCAGTCAGTAAAGGCAGGATTAGTGCACCGGGATATTTTAACAATATCCTGATAAAAAAAGCATATACCAATGCTACATGGAACGGGCCGTCGCAGGGGCACTTAAACCCACTGCAGGAAGTAAATGCGGCAGTGGCACGGATTGATAATGGGCTGTCAACGCATGAGGATGAATGTGCGTCCATGAATGGCAGCGACTATGAGGAGAATGTAAGGATTTTAAAGACAGAAAACAGGCTGCTTGCGGAAGCGGGAAAACAGCCGGAAAGCAGGGAGGAAAGAGATGGTAAAAATTGAGGTAAAGGGGCCAATCGTATCAAACGATACAGTGTGGGTGTACCATTTTTTGGGATGGGATGCGTGCTGCCCGAAAGATATATCGGAAAAACTGGCAGAAGCTGCCGGGGATGATGTGGTCTTGGAGATTAATTCGCCGGGAGGCATCTGCAGTTGCGGATATGAAATGTATACAGCGCTGATGGCATATGGGGGGAAGGTAACTGCCCATGTGATCACTGCCGCTTCTGCCGCTTCCCTTCTGGTATGCGCTGCAGACGAAGCCCTTGCATCAGACACCTGCATTTTTATGATACATAACACGAGGACAGAAGCATCTGGTGACTACAGGAAGATGCAGGGCTGTGCAGATTTGCTGAAGGAATACAACGAAGGCATCATTAATGCATATGTAAGGAAGACAGGGAAACCAAGGGAAGAACTGCAGGAGATGATGGATAAGGAAACCTATATGTCGCCGAAAACAGCGATAGAGCATGGTTTTATAGATGGATATATATTCGGGGAGCCGGAAGGAAGGGATAGCGGAAGCGCGGAAGCACAGGGCAGCACATTGCTTCAGGCTGTAAATACGGAGGTGCCTGTAATTGCCGAAGACCGGGCAAAGGAAATCATGGCAGCACTTGCCTTGATGCGCCGTAACCTGCCAGATACAGCAGGAAGCACATCAGGGCAGCAGGGGAAAGAGGAGGCACAGGATGCCGCCATTTGCCAAAAGGAGCAGGATAACAGCATCCATGCTGATTCCGAAATAAAAAGCACTGCAGGAGATGCAGGGGAAGGAGAGAAAAAGAATATGACACTGGAAGAAATTTTAGCGGAACACCCAGAGGCGGGGGATGAAGTCAAAAGCCTGTTGGAGGAAGCCAAAAAGGAGGGGGCAGAGGGGGAACGCGGGAGGCTGCAGGAACTGGATGCAATCTCTGCAAGCGTGGGAGCCAGTGCCCTGAATGAAGCTAAATATGGCGAAAACAGGATGGACGCCAAGGAGCTGGCTTACCGGTCCCTTGTTGAGGATGGGAAAAAGGCAGAGAACTATATGAAGAATGCCATGAAGGATTCTGAGGATTCCGGGGCAGGCGATGTTGGGGCAGGATGTGCGGATGAACAGCCGGCAGATGAGTCAGATGACATGGCGTCCTACGTAAATGCAAGGAAAGGGGAGAGAAAGGCATGCAGTTAAACCAGAAAGCATACAGTGTGGAACCAGACAACTTAATCTATGGGCATTCCCACCCGGTTGATGCGGATAATGCCACAGTATCTGTGCCAGAAGGCACGGCAGGGGTATTAGCAAGGGGGCAGGTCCTTGATTTTTCAGAGGGGGCGTATATGCCTCATGCCGAGGGCGGCAAAGCAAGCGTTATCGTGGCAGAGGATACAGCATATGCCGAAGATAACACGGAGGTAACAGTTCCGGTATATATCAGCGGATGTTTCCGGAAATCTGCCTGCATTGCAGGTACAGATTTAACGGTATCGGATGAAGAGGAACTGAGGGCAAAAGGTATTTATTTAAAATAAGGGGGCAGGACAATTGGTACGCGAAACATATAAATTAATCAATACGATCAAAAAGATGTATCCGGTAATCGAGTTCCTTCACAACCGTTATTTCCCGGATGGGAAGGTATATTATTCGGAAAAGGCATTGATTGAAACAAAGAAAAAGGGGAGGAAGGCTGCGCCTTTCGTGGTTCCGGTCGTCGGCGGGATCATAATGGAAAATGAGGGCTACCGGGCAGACGAGTTTGAGGCGCCGTATATTGCCCCGAAAAAACTGATCACTGCACAGGACCTGGAAAAGAAGGCATTTGGCGAATCACCGGAATCCGGGCGGACGCCGGAGCAGAGGGAAAATGAAGTGCAGGCAGAGCATATGGATGACTTAAGGGCTTCTATTTTGAGGCGGCTTGAGCTGATGTGCTCGGAAATCATCATAAGCGGCAAAGTGCTGATGAAGCATTACGCGACGGCGGAGGATGCCGCGAAAGGGGTAAATTATTCTTTAAAGTACCTGCAGTTTTATGATAAGGAATTCGGGAATTATTATGTCTGGGGGAAAGATACCGGGAAAAAATTTGGAAGCATGAATGCGTCAGAGAAGATCGAGGAATTGTACAGGATGGCTTCTGAACTCAGGAAGCGGGGGGTCAGGGCGACCGATATGGTTATGACATCGGATGTCTCGTTAAAATTTATGGCAGATAACGAATTCCTTGAATTTTATAACAAGCGCAGGGTGGAGATCGGGGATATCGATCCGAAAGAGCTCCCGGATGGGGTTGTCTGCAATGGAAGGATTAATATCAACGGCACGGTAATGACTATGTTTACCTATGAAGAGGAGTATGAGGATCTGGACGGGACAGTAAAACCGATTTTCCCCAAAGGGACGATTGCGTTCCTGCACCCAAACCTGGGGGAGACAGTGTATGCGCAGGTTACGTTTGTGCAGGGCAGCAGTTTCAAATCATATGCAGAAAAAATCATCCCGCGGCTGGTAGCGGATGAAAAATTAAATACTGTTGAGGTGCAGGAATTTTCAAGGCCGGTCCCATACCCACACGACTGGGAAAGCTGGCTCATTACAAATATTTATGATGAACCTGCAGCAGGGGCTGATGACGGGGGAATCACAACATTTGGCATGGAACCGCAGGAAAATGAGGCAGAAACATTCAGCGGGGAGCAGCAGGAAGGGACTGAGATTAAGACGGAGGCTGAGATAAATGCAATGAACCGGAAAACGGACGTGATTGCATATGGCGAGTCGTTAGGGATGCCGGGGCTGACAGAGGATATGCGGCTGGATGAATTAAAGCAGGCAGTCCTTAATTATCAGGAAGAGGAATTCGGCGAGTAAAGGAGATGACATATGAAAGCGAAAATTAAATTGACGGTGGACGGCGTGGAATTTAGGCCGGGTGATACCATCACCAAAAAGTTACGTCCGGCAGATGAAGCATTCCTTCTCCGGGAAGGGTACATAGAAAAGGAGAAGCCGGATACAAAGGCAGAAGAGAAGGTATCCAAGAAGGGCAGTACAGCGCCGGAGGCTGCGACAGCATAAACAGGAATGGAGAATTAATATGGGATTTAAGGAAGATGTTGCCACAGATTTGGCTGAGTGCTTCTTTGATGAAGAATTTTACGCTTCCACACACAGCATCGATGGAAAAGAGATTCTGGTAATTATTGACGAGGACGGGCTGGAAGAAATCAGGAAAACCAAAACAGATACCAGATACAGGGATGAAGTGCATAAACACTCCGTCCTTTTTTATGTCCGGGAGGATGACATGGAGAGGAAACTGGCTATCAACTCAGAGGTAGATTTTGATGGGAAGATGTATTATGTCAACAATATCAGCAAGCCTGGCGGCGTGTGGAAAATACTGCTCGGGAGGAACCAGGTATGATAGATGTTTCACTGGAATTTGATATCGGGGATGTTGAAAAACAGCTTGGGGCAATGAAAAACAAGGCATCCCTTGTGATGGCGCGCGCGGCAAACCGATCCATTGTGACAGGGAAAAAGGTGCTCAAGGCGGAAACAGCAAAGAAGTATCTGGTCAGGGAAAAAGATGTCGAGGCAATCCTGCACGTTGAAAGGGCGGCAAGGAATAAACCCTTTGTGAAACTGGTATATAAGGATGAACACCAGAATTTATTCCGCTGGAATGAAAGAAGCGGAAAAGTTGCAGTTTCTCCGGGGAGGGCCATTTCATACAAGAAAGGGAGGCCAAACCCCAGAATCTACAAAGGCCGTATGTTCCGGAGCCAAAGCCTGCAAAAACTCGGCGGGGACAGGAAGCCGTTTGTGCAGATTTCCAAAAGTACAGGGGAACTGGCACTGTTCCGGCGTAAAAACAATGAATCGAAGGAGCTTGTCGGCGTCGGTGCAGCGGCCCTGCCGCAGGAAATTGCCAACCCGGAGGTAATGCGCAGGTTTGAGAAGGAGGCAGCAGAAACGCTGCAAAAGAGGCTGGTGCATGAAATAGACCAAGAGCTTAAGAAAGGATGATAACCTGCCATGACAGACATTGAACTGCAGAAAACCATTGTAAAAGACCTCCGGGGATTTTTGGATAGGGATGGGATCATGATGCCGCTGGGGAATGCTTTTTCGGATATCAAAGTATATCCGCAGGACCTCCCGGTAAAGCAGGATGAAGACGATGAGGAACTGAGGAATTATATTGCCGTGATTATTGCAGGGGAAAAATCAGACAGGGAAGGTTGGAATGTGGAAATACATTTCTCCATTAATATTGAGGACAGGGATAAAAACCATTCCGGAAATATAAATATCCTGTACCTGATGAATGAAATCTATACCCATTTTATCAAAGAAGGGATTATCGGAAAACATTGCAGTATGGAGGCGGAGGCACAGAAATTCCTGAACCTGCAGGCACCATACCCATATTATGAAGGGGATTTAGTTACAAACTGGAAGCTTCCGCTTCCAAATCAGGAAGGATTGGAGGAGTTAGTATGAAGCAGAGGATGTATCTCGGCCCTACGGTGCCGGGTATAGTAAAAGAGAATGAAATTTTTAAAGGGGAACTGCCGGAAAGGGCAGAGGAGAGGGCCAGGGCGGATAAACATTTTGCCCGCCTGTTTGTCCCGATGGATAAAGTCATGGAGGCAAGGCAGGGAATGCAGGCCGAAGGCTCCGTGCTGTCCATTGCCTATGCGAATGTGGAAAAAAGTTTATAATGCCTGCATGCAGGCGGAAAGGAAAGAAAAATGAGTAGCAAATACAAACACGGGTTATCAACAAAACGGAAAAAGACGGCAGCAGTCAAGCCGGATCTGTGTGCCAGCCTGGTACAGTGCGTGGTTGGGACCGCCCCGGTTAATACGTTGGAAGACCCCTACGGGGCGGTAAATGTCCCACTGCTGATTGAGGAAAAAGAGCAGGCAGAAGATGTGGTGGGATTCACGGATGAGATAGAACGCTATACGATAATGCACAGCATCCATGCATGTTTTGACAAACACGCAGTAGCGCCGATTACGGTAATTAATGTCCTAGACCCAGCAAACCCAAGGCATGTGGAAGCGGATGTCGGCGTTGTGGTGCCTGTTGTAAAAAATATGGCAGTTGTGAGGGAATGCGGCATCCTTTTGGACAAGGTTTCCATTGCAGATGATTCTAATACATATGAACTGGAAAAGGACTATCTGCTGTCATTTGATTCCAATGGGTATCTGGTGGTTGCAGTGACAGATGACGGGGCGTTAGATGGGAAAAGCAGCATTAATGTAACGTATACCAAAATCAACCCGGATGGCGTGACGGAGGAGGATATCATTGGCGGCGTGGACAGGAACAGGGTAAAAACAGGGCTTGAGCTTCTGGATGATGTATATCCAGAAACAGGCGTATTCCCAAGCGTCGTCATAGCGCCTGTTTACAGCAGAATCCCTGCGGTTGCCGCCGCATTGGAAGCCAAGGTGCAACGGATATTCGGCATGTTTAATGGGATTGCGTTTGTGGATCTGGATGCAACGGAAACAGGGGCACAGAATTTTTATCAGGTAAAGGATATAAAAGAAAAAAATGTGCCTTCCTCCAGATGGGTGGCGGCTTTCTGGCCGATGGTTAAGTCGGAAGGGCATGTGCTGTCGTTTTCGGCTTTTGCCGCAGCACTCCTGCAGTCAATCACCGCAGCCAATAAAAATATCCCGTCAGAGTCCGTTGACAATATGGAGCTTCTGATTGACGGCATCTGTACTGCGGATGGCTCTGCAGTTATTATGACGCAGGATGACGTGAACGATTACCTGAACGCCAACGGTGTAATCGGTGCATTGAAGATCCCGGAATGGAAAGCGTGGGGGAATAACACGGCTGCCTACCCATACTCAAAAGACCCGATTGACCGATGGGTAAAAGGCGTCACGATGTTAAATTATCTGGAAAATAAGTTTAAGAGCGATTACCTCCCTGCCATCGGCAGGAACTGCAGTTATAAGCTGGTACAGAGCATAGTGGGGGAATATAATATGACGCTGAATTCCCTGACGCCGGATTATATTGCAGGAGGCGAGATTATCTTTGACCGGGAAGAAAACCCGATTGAAAAAATCAGGATAGGGCACCTGAAATTCCGGACAAGGTATGCAGATTATGCGCCTACGGAATATATAGAAAATGAGTTTGCTTATGACGTGGGGATACTGGAAGCGTCGTTTGAAGGGGGCGATGACGAATGAATATAGCAGAAAAAATAAATTTGTTTAACGCATATCTTGGGAGCGTGAATGCGGCAAATAAATTGATTGGTGTTACGGATGAAGTCACGCTTCCGGAATTTGAGAATATGTCGGAAACAATATCCCTGTCCGGAATGGCAGGGGAGGTTGACTCCCCATCACCGGGGCAGTTTAAAAGCGTCCAGGTTGAGATTCCTTTTACAAACATTTCTGCCGATTCTTTACGGGCGGCAGCGGATGACAGCAAGACGATCATCCTCAGGGCAGCACAGGAAAACCTTGATACGGAATCCTTAAATAAAACGCCCCTTGGGAGGGTAATTACGATTAAGGGGATGACCAAGTCCATTAATTATGGAAAACTCAAAAAAGGGGGGTATGGAAATCCATCCTTAAAAAAAGAGGTCGTCTATTACAAAGAAGAATATAATAGCGAAGTCATTACAGAAATTGATAAGTTTAATACAAAATGTATCATCAACGGCGAAAATATCATGCAGGAGATAGAAAGCCTGATTTAGCACAGGAAGCCCGGGAAAGGAGGTTCCCGGGCTGAAATAATATAAAAAAAGGGGGATTAAGCCATGAAGGGCAGTGAAATAACAGAAAAGGAAACATCGTGGGAAGAGGTGGAGCAGGAGGCTGGGCTTTTGGCGGCAGCTGACGAGGCAGCCAGCGGGGACAGGAGCGGGAGCGCAGAACCTGAAGAGGACGGGGGGCAGGATGGGGAATTTTATACGGTTTATTTTGACAAAGTATATGAATTTGACAACGGGGACGGGAGCCGGAAATATAAGTCCCTTGATTTATCCGGGCTGTTAGACCTGACCACGGTTGATGGGGAAATTTTTGACAGGGCAATGGAAAAGGAAAGGCATGTGCCGGCGAATAAGTTTAAAGATACAACTTATACAAAGTTTGTTGCCATGAAAGTTACAAAACTTCCGGTAGAATTTTTCAATATGTTAAGCATACGGGATATGTGGAAGGTTACAGCGGTGGTATACCTGTTTTTTTTACGCGGCTAGGCGTGGGGGATGACTGGGCAGAGAATTTTTCAAAAACCGCCATCCGCCTGTCACTTGCCACCCATGACAGCATCGGATACTTTAAAAGCCTTGCACTGCATGAGTTAATTAGGACGGCGCAGCATATTACGGATGTGCTTCATGAAGGGGAGGAGGATAACTGATGGCTTCAAGAAAAGAATATGCACTGGAAGTCCTGCTTGGGGCGCGGACGAAACCTAGTTTCCAGAGCAGCATTAATAAGGGGAGGCAGGGGTTAAAATCCCTGTCCTCCTCCGCAAAGAAAGCCGCCGCGCTGGTTACCGGCGCATTTGCCGCAGTAAATGTCGGCGGGGTTGTCAAGGATTCCATTGAAGTATATTCTGGCTTTGAACAGCAGCTAGCGGCGTCTGCGGCAACTGCAGGCGCAACGGAAACGGAATACAGGAAGATGGAGCAGGCTTCAAGGGAAGCCGGGAAGGCTACAATAAAAACAGCAGAGGAAAGCGCAAGCGCCCTTGGCTATATGGCCCTTGCAGGATGGGACGTGGAGCAGTCCACGCAGGGGCTGATGCCGGTGCTTAAATTATCCGCTGCCACAAACCTTGACCTTGCTGAGACCAGTGATTTGGTTACGGATTCCATGAGTGCTTTGAAGATGGATGTAAAAGACCTGCCGGCATATCTTGATCTGGTGACAAAAGCAAACAACTCCGCCAATACAACCTCGCAGCAGCTGATGCAGGCATTCATTAAAAGCGGGGGTGCCGCAAGGACTTTAAAAATGGATGTCAAGGATTCAGCCATCGCCCTTGGGATACTGGCGAACAACGGGACAAAGGCGGAGGAAGGCGGGCGCACCCTGAATGCAATCCTTACGAGGATTTCAAGTAATAAAAACGCCCTTGACGAAATGAAGGCTTTAAAGATTAAGATTTTTGAAAAAGGGCAATTCGTCGGGATGGAAGAGGCGTTAAAACGAATCAATAAGGGTGTGGAAGGGCTGACTGTGGAAAAGAAGGCAAAGGCATTGAAAAATATCGCCGGAACAAATTACTACAGTAAAATGGCATACCTTCTGGATGGCGTGAAAAGCGGCGCAAAGGGCGCAGAGAGTGCATGGGACGACCTTGAGGATAAGCTTGGGGATTCTGACGGCACTCTGGATGAAATGTATGCCAAGATGACAAATACCATGTCCGGCGCGACGGAAACAATGAAGTCTGCAATGGACGATGCAAAAATCAGTTTTGCGGATGCATTTGATGGGGAGATGGTCGAGGTATTAAATGGCCTGAGCGGCGCTTTTAATGTTGTTTCTGATGGGATAGCAGATTTTGCCAAGGAAAATGAGGTTGAAATTCACCAGACTTTTGAAGAGATGAAAGAATGGGTTTTGTCTGCAGGAGAGGCGGTAGGTGATTTTGGCAGCCTGATTGCCGATAATTTTGATTTGGTTGCTTCCGGAATAACTGGAATCGGCGTGGCCATGGGAACATACAAAGTAGCAAGCGGCATTGCTAAAATAGTTACTTCACTGGGGGCAGTTTCGGCTTCCCCGATTGGGATTTTTGCTCTTGCAGCATCTGCCGTTGCCGGGCTTGGTGCTTATGCGAAAAGGACGCATGACAATATGGTAAGGGCTGGGCTGGAAGAACATTTCGGAAATGTATCGCTTTCCCTTGAGGATCTTGATGAAATCGCACAGGAGATTGTCGGAAAAAAGACGCTGGCTAAAATTTCTGCCATGCTGGAGTCAATCGGCGATACGGACAAATCCATTGAGAGTATGAAGGACAGCCTGTCAGACATGGAGCGGATTGACTGGAAATTCAAGGCAGGGTTTAAGATTGATAAAGCTGACAGGGAACTATATGCAGAATCCGCAAAGCAATATGTAAAATATGCGCAGGAGGCGCTTGACAATAAAGCGTATACAGTACATGTCGCAACGGAAGTCCTTTTTGGGAAAGGCTCTAAAATCGGCATGGAGAATGATGCATTCTACAGCGGTCTGGACGCAGAACTGGACCATCTGCAGAAAAGGCTGAATAAGCGGATTGAAAAAGCTGTTAAAAATGGCATGGATATTAATACAGACAAAACAGCGCAGGAGCTCCTGAAAAAGATTGGCGATATTACGGATATTGTGACGGAGGCTGAGAATGAATCGGAACTGCAGGCTCTGGAATTAAAATATTCCGGCAAGGATTTGACAGCATCGGATTTTAAGCAGATCTCTAAAGACATCCAAAAGTATGAGGAACAGGTAGACAGCGGTGCAGAAGATGCATATAAATCATCCATGACAGCATTGAATGCCAGGCTTAAGAAGAAAGATATTTCTAAGAAGGGTTATGATGCAGAGGCAAAAGAGATTAAACAGGCGTATTTTGATACGAAAGCCAAAGCATTAAAAAATGGGTCAGATTTTTATATCCAGACAATAAAGGATGCTTATCCAGAAGTTAGCGCCGCCATGGAAAAATACGAGGCTAAATTAAGGGAGCAATTTAAGAAGCAGTCAGAGCAGGGAATCTCGCCAGACGATCTTTCTGAACAGTCCTATCTTTCTGTCAGCGGTATATGGGAAGACCCTGAAATGGAGGAAATGGATGCAGTAAAACCCGAAATCCGCGAACTATATGAGTATGGGTTAAAGAAGAACAGGGAGTACGCAGAAGAGTTAGCACAGCAGGAAAAATCCAGCGGCATGAAAGTATCAGCGCCCCTTAACGAAAACATGTGGGATATCAAAACACTGTCAGCCCTTTCTGGCAATGATTATGATGCCTATGAGCTTCTAGGAAAGGCAATCAGTGGGGATGATGGGCTTGCGGCAATCGTAAAAACCAGTGAAGAAATAGGAGGCGCTGTGCCGGAGGGCGTGGCAGAGGGTATGGACAATAACAGCACAAGAGTGCTGGAAGCTGCTGAAAATCTTGTTGGTCTTGTTAAGAAAAGGATGGAGGAGGCTGGTGCAGGAATGAAGATAACACTGACCCCGGATATTGTCTACGGCGCCCTTCCTGAAATTGATTCAAAACCAGCAATGACACAGCTCAGGCCGCAAAAAACTTTGAAAGCAGCCACCCTCCCAAAACCTGCAAAGAAAGGCGGGAACAAAAACCAAAAGATACTTTCCAATGCAGAGGGAGGTATCTATTTTAATCCGATTCTGACAACTTTCGCAGAGGAGGGACCGGAAGCTGCAATCCCTCTGGATGGCTCCAGCCGTGCGAAAACCCTTTGGCAGCAGGCAGGGGAAATCTTAGGGATGATTCCTGCAGGCAATAAAGCAGTGTATGGCAACATCCCATCGCCTGACAGGGACAAGGCAATATATCAGGATACATTAAAGTTAAAGCCTGCGGCAGCAACGGTGCCAGAAAGTACGCCTGATATCAAGATAAATTATGCCCCTGTTATTGAGATAAAGGGGGATGCCGACCAGAAGGCGCTGGCAAAAACTCTGCGGATAAGCCAGGCAGAATTTGCTGAGATGATGGATACATACCTTGCGTCAAAAGGAAGGACTTCGTTTGCACATTAAGGAAGGGAGGGGGTGCCATGGGCGGCTATACCTATCGGACGAAACAGGGGGATATGTGGGATTACATAGCATGGACTGTTTACGGCGATGAGTCCTATGTCCCTGTTTTGTACCGCGCCAATCCGCAGTATCTGGATATTTACCTTTTTGAAGATGGAATCGACATCTTTTGTCCGGAAATAACGGCAAAAAACGAAGAGGATGATAATGTCCCGGAGTGGAGGGACAGCGGGGATATGGAAGAGGATTTTTCAGATAGCCCAGAAGAGGAGGAAGACCCAGATGGATACTAAATATGTGAACAGCAGGAAAAGCACAGTTATCTTAAAATATAACGACAAGGATGCCACAAAGGTTTTTACGGATGATATGGAATCTTTTAGCTGGACAGACTGCGCGTCAGGGGAAGCAGATACTATTTCCCTTACATTGAATAACAGGAAGCTTAAATGGCTTAAAGGCGCATGGTTTCCCCAGAGTTCTGATTTCATCAAAATGAGCATCAAAGTCGTCCACTGGAGGAAACAGTCTGATAACCGGACGGTGTATTGCGGGAAATTTGCTGTGGATGAATTTGAAGCGGGGGGATTCCCAAGCACAGTGGATATCAGGGGGATAAGCATTCCAATCCATACTTCTTTTAATGTCACGCAGAGGAATAAAACTTATAAAAAAACATCTGTGCGTGAGATTTTGTCGGAAATAGCAGGCCGGGCAAATATAAACCTTGTATTTACGGCTGGCAACCAGAATATTGACGAAATCAGCCAAGAGGGCAGGACGGATATGGAGTTTGCTTTTTCTCTCTGCGGGGATTATGACATCAGCATGAAAGTGTATAATGACAAGCTTGTTGCATACAGCCAGACGGAATACGAGAAGCGGAAGAAAAGTTTCACGCTGAATAAGAGCGACCTGGGCGATTCGGACGCATATCATTTTTCACGTTCCGTTGCAAGGATATATGACAGCGTAAAGCTGCAGTACCAGAACAAGGACGGCAAGAATATTACATATCAATATACGGTACCGGGAAAGAAGGGGAAGCGCCCCCTTTTTCTGTCCGTGTCGGCAGACTCCCATGCAGACGCAGAAAGGAAGGCAAAGGCAAAGCTTGCTGAAAATCTAAGGCAGGCCGTGACAGCTACGTTTAAGGTGATGGGGGACCCAAGATATCAGGCCTGTAAAGTGTTTGAGGTGGCCGGGTTTGGGAAGTTTGACGGGCGTTACTTTATCGACAAGGCAGTCCATAGCAAATCGGGCGGTTATTACACTACGATTAACTGCCACCGGTGCGTAACAAATATCAAATAGTAAGGAGGGAAGCCGTGGACAGGATGGTTTTATTAGGGAGGATTTCTTCTGTCAATTACCAGAAGGGGTGCGCCGATGTGATTTTCCCGGACGCCGAGGATATGATAAGGAAGGAGCTTCCATTTTTTTCTTTCGAATACCGTATGCCAAAAGTAAATGAGCTTGTTGTTGTGCTGTTTCAGGAAAATAAAAAGCAGGGCTATATTCTGGGGCATGTTTTTAATGAGGAATACCTTCCCGAGTTTTTTGGGAAGGAAAATTATTTTAAACGCTTTTCCAGACGTGCATATATGAAATATGACGATGCGACGGGGGTAATGGAATTCCATGCGCCACGGATCAGGTTCATTGAGGAGGGATAGGAATTGGGGCATGTAGGGCATTTCGGGAAGATTGAATTTTATGTCAGGACAAAAAAAGGAAAGCCAAAGGTGCAGTCCTTTGATGATATGAAATGGGATACTTCTATCAATGTTGAGGAACATAAGCGGCAGGGAAAGAAGCCGCTGCTTGAGGTGACAGGCAAAAACAGTGATGAAATCAGCATGAATATATATTTTATGGCCCGGTATGGCGTCAGCCCATGGAAACAGCTCCTGCTCCTTAGGAAATATAATCTGGAAAGCAGGGTGTATCCCCTTGGCATTGGGCGCAGAAGGGTCGGCAGCTACAAATGGATTATTACTAAAATATCAAACGACTTGAAAGCATTTTATAAAAACGGAAAAGTGACAGAGGTAATGGCAGGCATTACATTAAAGGAATATCCGTATAAGAAAGGGAATTCGAAAAAGAAAAAAGTCATTAAGTCCAAAAAAAAGAAAAAGCCTTCAGGAAAAGACGGGGCGGCTTCCAGTTCGCCTAAATCCAAAAAGAAGAAAAAGGGGTACACCAGATATGTTGTTAAAAAAGGGGATACCCTATGGGGGCTTGCTAAAAAGTATTATGGCAATGGTGCAAAGTATCCTAAAATTTTTAATGCTAATAAGAAAAAGGCAAAGGGATTTCATGTAATCTCCAGTGCAAACAAGCTGCAGCCGGGATGGGCGATTAAAATACCGGATTAGGGTGTCTGGCGCCAGAAGGGAGGAAAATGGTCCAATATATTGGAGACAGTGCAGAGGCAGAAGATATTGTTGAATGTGTGGATACCATATTGTCAACGCCATATGGGGATATGCCCTATATGCGTTCCATGGGGATTACTTCTGATGTGCTGGGGGTAAATTCCCCGGAGTCGGAAGCAGAATTTTTTAACCAGTCGGTGGACCAGGTAGAGACTTGGGAAGACCGGGCAAATATAACGGAGATAGAAATGGAAAGCCAGAATGAGCTGATGGTACCGAAGGTGGTGATTGAGGATGGCGAATAGCATAGAGGATTTGGAGGCGCTTCCGCCGATTGACATGCTGGAGGATGATGGAATTACTCTGGAAGGCATTCAGGAGGAAATGATAGCGGATTATCAGGATGCATACCTGCAGTACACGGGGGAGGAGGTTACATTATACCCGGCTAACCCGAAGCGTCTGGAACTGGGTGTGATAGCAGGGCAGATTTATCAGGCATATGAGTTTGCATCTTACCTGTTTAACCAGAATTTTATCCGTTATATGGAGGATGACGTCCTGTGGAACTGGGGGGCTAATCTTGGGTTCGCAGGAAGCAATTTAAGGGCTGCTTCCTGTGTTCTGGAATTCGGCATGAATGAGGCATTGGATTACGATGTGGAAATTCCAGCTGGGACAAGGGCGACAGCCGGGGATGATATCTTTTTTGCTACAGAAGAGAGCGGCGTAATTCCAGCTGGAAGCCTTGCTGTGGAAGTGCGCGCTTTTTGTACAGAGATGGGAAGCCTTGGAAATGATTATGTTGTCGGCCAGATAAATTTACTGGCAGATTCTGTCGTCCATGTATCGTATGTAAGGAATATAGACATATCTGCAGGCGGCGGTGATGAATACAGCGGTGATGAACTCCGCGAAAAAGTCTTCCTGTTCCCTTCCACTTATTCCGTGGCAGGCCCGCAGGATGCCTATGTGTATTACACGAAACTGTTCAGCAAGGATATTATAGCAGTAAACGTTGAGACAGATAAAGAAACGGCAACTGTTGAAATTTATATTATGCTTGCTGGCGGCATCATCCCTGATAAAGCATACTGTGATAACGTTTTGGATTACCTGACATCATTAAAAAAGTTCCCGGATACTGATAAAGTTGTAGTGCTTCCGCCGGAAGCGGTTCCATTTGAACTGGAGGCGGTTTACTACATAAGTTCTTCTAATAAGGATACAGAAAAAACAATCCGGGAATCTGTAGAAGAGGCTGCGGATGCGTATATCCAGAACCAGTATGAAAGCCTTGGCTATGATATTAACCCAGACATATTTGTAGAATATGCAAGGGTGGCCGGCGCAAAGCGGATGGAAGTGGCATCCCCGTCTTACCAGAAGCTGGAGGCAAACCAGATTGCTATATGCACAGGAAAAAACATTATATATGGCGGATTGGAGGATAACTGATGAAGCTTGGGGACAATGGGGCGACTTACCTGTCGTTGCCGCCTAATTTTCAAACAATAGAAAATAAGGCAATGGGATATGCGGTTGACAGGCAGATGAAAAAGCTGATGCAGTTTATGCGGAAAGTGTCTGTGTGGTCCGACTTAGGCCATGTTGACCCGAAATATTATGATTATCTTGCAGCTTCCCTCAGGGCGCCATATTATTCTTCTGAGTATGATGACGAAATGCGTCTGGAGATATTAAAAAAAACGCTGCAGATCTATATGTTTTCTGGGACGGTTCTGGCCGAGGAGGAGCTTTTAAAAAGAATATTTACGGATGCAGTATTTGTTCCATGGTATGAATATGGAGGGGAGCCTTTTCATTTTAAAATAGCTACCCCGACAGAGCCATCCGAAGAGATGATCCATAAGTTTTTAACGATCCTGCAGAGGGTGAAGGCCCAGAGAAGTATCCTGGATGGAATTGACACAAAGAAATATACAATTAATTTGAAGGCATACGCAGCACTTGGCGCAATCATTTATGAGGGATTGGAGGAGACAGATGACTAATTTTACCAAGACAAAATTAACAGACGCAGGAATCTCCTTTTTGTCAAGGGAGGGTGTTACAATCAACTTTACGCGGATCGAAACAGGATGCGGCCTGTATATCCCTGATGAAAATATAGGCAGAATGGAATCTTTAAAAGCAAAGGTACAGGATATTGAAATCAATGACATAACCAGGGAAAGTGACAGCGTTGTTGCCATAGAATTTAATGTGTCAAACAAGAACCTGAAGGAGCCATATCTTTTTACGGAAATCGGCATTTATGCAGATGATCCAGACAAAGGAGAAGTCTTATATGGAGTATGTTTCAGTACGCAGGAGGAGGCTGAAAAAGTAAGGGCTTTTAATGGATATTTTGCTTCGGTTCTTAGGATAGCGCTGAGGCTGCACGTATCTCCGGATAGCGTGGTTATCTGCCAGTCACTGGGGGAATCCGTTATTGTTATTGATAATGCGCTGTCAGAAACCAGCAAACATGCAGTGGAAAACAGGGTAATAACAAAGGAATTCAAAAAGTATGCCAAAGGGGAAGGCTTAGAGTTCAGCGTAGTAAATGGGATACTGAATGTAACTTACGATGACGGGGAGGAGGAATCATAAGTGGCAAAACAGACAATACAGATCGCAGACAAGCCGACAGAGGATGAAATCTTGGCACTGCTGAAAAGCAGTGAGATAGGGCTTGCGGTCTTAAAGGGGCTTCTTGGCCAGAGTGCGGGCGCAGATGCCGTGGCGGCTATCAAGGCATTGCTGGAGAATGGCACATATGGACTGAACGCGATAAAATCAGCGGTAAACGGGAGGGCGAATGAGACGACCGCCGCCGCAATCAAGGCACTGTTAGAAAATGGTACATATGGCTTGTATGCCATTCTGTCAGCAATAAGCGGGAGGGCGAACGAGACAACGGCTGCCGCTATCAAATCACTGCTGGAGAATGGGACATATGGGCTGTATGCGCTAAAAACTGCGATAACAGGCAATTTGAAGACAATAAAATCCGTGCAGAGCGGGCTGGTAGCGACTGGCTCTAGTACACAGTTGTACAATATAACTATTTCCCCGGTCGTCATAAGCAAAACATTTGTTATCGCGCAGCCTGCCCAATTTGGGCTGACCAACGGAGAAATTTCTAAAGCAAATACTGTCCCATATGCCATCCGCCTTGTTAATTCGACGACAGTACAGGTTGCGTCCCAAACATCTGGCACTAAATTAGCATGGCAGGCTGTAGAATTCTACTAAATAGGAAGGAAGTGGTATGTAATGAGGTATGCGCAGATTAATAAGGATGGTTTTGTAATTTCAGACAGCCATCTCAGCGGGGAAGTAACTGCAGATGACATGATCCCGCTGGAGGAAGATTTTGACCTGTCAAATAAAAGGTATGTGGACGGGCAGTGGGAGGATTACGTCCCAGAACCGGCAGAGCCGGAGCCGGATGCACAGGATGTGGTGCAGGCGCAGATGCTTCTGAACCAGGCAGACATCATAGCGAAGCAGCAGGAACAGGATGAAGTGCTGGCAGAGATGCTCCTGCAGCAGTCGGTAAAACAGCAGGAGCAGGATGAGGTGCTCGCTACCATCCTGTTAAACCAGATGGGAGGGGGTGAAGCGGATGTTTAATATAGTAAAAAGGTTTTACGACAACGGGATTTACAGCAAGGAAGATGTTGCAAAATTTGTCAAAGCAAGGAAGATTACTGCAGGGCAGTATGGGGAGATAACAGGTGACAACTATGAGGGGTAAGGGCCGGGAGGCTCTTTTTTCATGGGTTCCCTTAGAAGGGAGGTGAGAAGGGGAATGGACATGCTGGTAACAGTTCTGATTGCTGCAGGTATCCCATCGGCGATAACAAGTTTTGGAATCGGATGGTTAAACAGGAAACTGACTAAGAGGCAGGAAGAGGAAGAATGTAAGGAAAAGGCACGGCGCAAGAATGAGGCAATTGTTATTGAAGGCGTGATGGCAGCTATCACATTGGGGGAGGCTACGGCAAAGGCGGTGCAGCGCATCCCGGATGCGCACTGCAATGGTGACATGCACGCGGCACTGGACTATGCCACGGAGGTAAAGAACAGGCACAGGGATTTTATCAGGGAGCAGGGCGTAGATGCCCTGTACTAAGAAGGAGGATTTATATGGATAAGAAATGGTGGAAAGCAGCGGGTGTAAGGGCAGTAAAGACAGTAGCGGAGGCAGCGGTTGCCTTAATCCCGGCGGCGGCAACAATAACAGCGGTTGATTGGAAAACTGTCATTGGTACGGCGGCACTGGCCGGGGTGACTTCCCTGCTGATATCACTGAAAGGGCTGCCGGAGTTGGAAGCAAAACAAAAGAAAGCGAGGTAAAACAGGAGATGAAAGAGTATATCGGGACAAAGATGATTGAGGCGGAGCCAATGGACAGGGGAGCCTATAATAAGTACCGTGGATGGGAAATCCCGGAAGGTGAAAACCCTGCAGATGAAGGGTATCTGGTGAAGTATCAGGACGGCTATGAGAGCTGGTCCCCTAAGAAACAGTTTGAGGATGCGTACAGGGACTGCATGGGCATGACTTTCGGCATTGCGCTGGAACTCCTGAAAGAGGGCTGCAAAGTGGCACGTGAGGGCTGGAACGGGAAGGGCATGTTTGCCGTGTACCAGAAAGGCTACCCAGACGGGATTCCATGCAATAAGCAGACTGCAGAGGCATGGGGCTTAAATGAAGGGGATTTGTTCAAATGCAATCCATACCTGCAGATAAAGCAGGAGGACGGCTCGCATTCCATGTGGGTGCCTTCCGTTGGCGACCTTCTGGCAGAGGACTGGGTTCTGGTTGAGTAAGACTAGCAAACATTTGGAATATTAAAAAACATGGGCTGGTACTGCAGGTGCCGGCCTTTTTTGGAAGGGATTGGTGAAACATGGAAAAAATCACGAAGGTAACAGCGCATGCCGGGCATAACAGGCCGGGCAGGATAGCGTGCGGTGCGTCTGACTATCTGGATGAATCCAAGGAGACGCGCATTATCTGCAGGAAGGTTATCCGGCTCTTTAAGAAAAATAAGATAGAAGCCGTGAACTGCACGGTCAATAATGGGAAAAGCCAGAATGATGTGCTGGTCAAGATAAAAAATAAAATTGAGAAGGTATTAGGGGTCTGCCTTAATTTCTCTTTGCACATGAATGCTTGTGAACATTCCAAGACAGACGGCAGGACAAAGGGCGTGGAGGTATGCATCTGCCCGGTTGCCGGGGATGATGCGGATTATTCGAAAACGAAAAAGACAATGAAATATAAAGTTGCCCAATTGGTATGCAGAGAGATAGCTAAGCTTGGATTTACAAACCGTGGGGTAAAATTCCGCGATAATTTGTACATCTTAAAAAGGACAAGCAAACCAACAATATTGGTTGAGATATGCTTTGTCGACGACCAAGATGATGCAAAGCTGTATAAGAAGAATAAGGATGCAGTGGCACAGGCCATTGTGAAGGCTGTGCTTAGTTATAACAAAAGCTGCAGATGAAAAAATAGCTACCGCAATCCCGCTGGCTTTAGACGGTGGGGCAAGGTTCAGCGATAAATCCGTAAACGGCTGCATCAAAGAAGCGGTAGCGGAAAAGATAGCCCGTGAAGAAAACGCTTGAAATCCT